GCTCTTCCGATCTAGAAGAGAGGTCAATGGCAACGATGCCAGCAAGCTGAGCGTCAGCGCGTTCAACTCGAGCATCTGAGACAACGTGGCCCCGGCGTGAGCCGGGTGGTACGGTCACTAGCAGGCGTCATCTCGATGCCTGCTAGTGGCATGAGAGGCGGTGATCACGGTGACCCGATACGATGGTGTCGTCTGGGGGATTCTCCTGGGCGTCCTGCTGATCGCTCTCAAGGTCTACGGCGTCATCAACTGACGGCCGACCGCCCTGTCACCGTCATGAAGTAGTTGATATAGTGACAGGATGGCGAACCACCCACCCGGCAGCGTCCGGGCCCTCCTCGAGGATGCGGTCAAGCTGGTGTGGCACCTCAATGAGCTTCTCGAGCTCATGGTTCCCTACGCCGGCACGGGCCAAAGTGACGAGGTCAAGCGTCACGGCCAGATGATCCACGCCTCCCCGCCGTGGCAGGCCCAGGCAGCCAACCTGGTCATGGATCTTCACTCCGAGGCTCGACAGCTAGAGCGGTCTCTCAAGACCGAGGTCATGGGTGACCGCTCAAGCGTTGACCGCGGCGGGTCCAGTAGGAACACCTGGCTTGCACTGAAAGCGCTGCTCAGGCTGACTGAGGCTGTAGAAGATGTGACAGCGGCCGATGTCCTGGTTGCCCTGGAACGGTGGACCAGTCGAGCGGAGATCGTGCTCGGGAAGGCAGAGCCTGCCAGGCGGCTGCCCAGGGCGATCGGTGCCGGTGAGCCCAGGTGCCCATGGTGCGCTTTCTTGACCCTGCGATGCCGGCCGCAGAACGGTCTGGTGTACTGCGTCAACCCGACATGCACCGACGAGGACGGCCGACGGCCACGAGCTCTCATGGGCATCGACTACATCACCGGCGAGGCGGTGCTCACCTGGCAGGACGGCTACTGGCAGGACGCGACCGGCATGACCAGTCAGATCATGGCGGAGGCGACATGACCAGGGGATGGTCATCTGCCGGCTTGAAGACCGTCGGCGATGATGAGACGCTCTGGACCGTCACCGACGCGTCCAGGCTGCTGGGACCGCCAGAGCTGTCGCCGACCCAGGTCCGTCAACTCATCGTGATGATGAAGCTGGAGCCGGCCGGAAAGAGACGGGTCACCGTCATGGGACGCAGCGGCCGGCATGCCAGGGTCTATCGAGCCATCGAGCTGATCAAGGCGTATGATGCGATCAGTCGTCCAGTCTGATCAGCAATGAATCAACGATCAAGGAGATCACCATGTCCGCTCTCAGCGACAAGATCCACTCCATTCTCTCTCACCTCACCGGCATCAGCATGACCGAGGTTGAGGACTTCGTCAAGGCGGCTGAGGAGCACCTGGCCCCGTCGTTGGTCAAGCTCCGTGCCGACGTCGTCGCCGACGTCGAGAAGCTGGTGGCCGACGCCAAGGCCGATCTGCTCGCTGCCATCACCGCGGTGAGCGCACCGGTCGCGGCAACCGGGACGCCGGCCGCTCCTGCCACCGACGTGCCCGTCGAGGAGCCCGCTGCGCCCACGGAGCCGGCTGCCTGACCTGGTATCAGGCCGGCAAGCGAGAGGGCCCTCACCGGGTGGTGAGGGCCTCTCTCGTTTGATCAGCCGGCGAGCGTGGCGAGGTAGGCCTCGAGAACCGCGGGGGCGGGGCGGTAGTCGTTGCTGAACTTGACGCCGTGCTGCGGGTCCTGACGGAAGAAGTGCACCCAGGCCTCGAAGCTCTCCGGGGCGTAGTAGCCGTCCGTCATTGAGATGCCATAGCCGACGTGGCCGGAGTAGGCGGCCTGCTCGAAGGCGGCGGCGGTGAACTGGATGCCGTGGTTGGTGCGGTTGCCGGCCTCGTCGATGAAGACTACCGGGAGAAGCTGCCGAGCGGCGAGCTCCTTGACCATGTCGATCGAGTAGCCGCAGGAGAAGGCGCCCATTCCCTGTGACCAGTTGAGCGGGTGGCGGGTGGTGCGACCGCGGACGGTGACCTCGAACTCGGTGTCGGTGATGGTGACGTTGTACTGGGTGAAGGTCTGCTTGGCGTTCATGGTGATCTCCTTGGGTTCCTGTTCCTGTCCTGCTGTTAGTACTACTGTATACCGTGCCGGCCATCGGTGTCCACAGTTCTCTACAGATAGAACAGAAAGATGCCGGCCAGCTCGTCACCGTAGTCATCGGTCACGCTCAGGTCCCACCAGCTCCCACGGCCCGGCAGGCCGGCCAATGGCTCCGACCAGCGGCTCACCGCCATCTCGTCGACGCGGCGGCTCAGCACGGTCACCCCGAAGAACCGCAGCACCATGCGGTACATGGGCTCGATCACCAGGTGGTGGCCGGCCAGGGTGCTGCTCTCAGTGCGTGACCATCTCACGGTGGTCAGGGTCACGGTCTGGCCGGCCGCCTCAACGTCGACGAAGCCGGTCACTCGACCGACGCGGTCGCCCCAGGCGGCGCGGTCTCCGATGGCGGGTGATGCGCTCATGCTGATCTCCTTTATAGGTCAGGTTCGCTCGATGGGCCTCCCAGTGGCCGGTGTGCGGTGAAACGGGTATGACAAGGCGCGGTGAGAAGGTCTCTCACCGCGCCGGCCGATCAGTGGTGACCGCTAGCGCTTGGTCTGGTCCGAGAGGTTGATGTTGAAGGTCGGCGTCTCTCCGAGCTGACGCCGGCGACCGAGCCGGACTCCCCAGATGATGCCGGTGATGAAGGGCACGCCGCTGAAGATCAGGAAGTGGGTCATGGCTTCTCTCATTCTCTCATCGTTCCTGACAAAACTCATCGTCACCGTGACTGGCAACGCTGATCAATCCTAGGTATATTACACCATAGGGGACAGCTGTCTTACGAGGCAACTGTACCTCCTGACGGCACGGTTGTCCACATGCTCTTGGTAATGGGAGGTGACGATCATGCGAGACAGTGAAGGCGACGAGTACCTGCTGCATGCTCCCGACCCCAACGCCAACCTGAGCAAGAAGGGTCACGCCCGCGATCACGAGGCGGCACGGCTCAAGGCGACCGGCATGCCTCTCGACGAGATCTGCAAGGTGCTCGGCCTCGGTGACGACCCCCGCAGGGCCGCCGCCGCGATCCGCCGCGCTCTTGCCGACATCGCTCGCTTCGCCGGCGACGAGCTCCGTCTAATGGAGCTTCACAGCCTGGACGAGCTCGAGTGGCAGGCCTGGCAGACCCTGAAGAAGCGGCACGTCATCATCAACGGTGGTCGCGTCATGCGCGACGACGACGATGAGATGATGGAGGATGACCGGTTCGTCCTCGAGGTCTGCGACCGCATCCTTAAGATCAAGGAACGGCGCGCTCGTCTCATGGGCCTGGACGCCCCGACCCGTGCCGAGGTCGTCACGCTGGACAGCGTGGAAGCGGAGATCGCTCGGTTGGAGCGGGAAGTCCGTGACAGCGCCGGCTGAGCCCGGCTCGCTGCTGGAGGTCAAGCTCCAGCGCCTTGAGCGGCTTCGGGAGCTGCAGAAGCTCACCACCAAGGTCAAGGCCGGCGTCTCCCAGTACTACAGCGACCCGGTCGGCTTCTGTGACAACTGCATCGACTGGGGCGACAACAGCGACGGCCTGACCTTCTACCAGCGCGAGATCATCGGCAGCGTGCCCGTCAAGCACCGCGTCGCCGTCCGTGGCCCTCACGGCCTCGGCAAGTCCGCGATCTCAGCGCTCACGATCCTCTGGTTCGCGATCACCAGGGACGCCGCTGGCGTCGACTGGAAGTGCGTCTACACCGCCGGCGCCTGGCGCCAGCTGCAGAAGTACCTCGCACCGGAGATCAAGAAGTGGGCGGGAAAGATCCGCTGGGAGAACGTCCGCGACCGCCCATTCAACGGCAACGAGCTTCTCAGCCTCAGCCTGAACCTCAAGCACGGCTCCGCGTTCGCCGCCGCGTCCAGCAACCCGGCCCTCATCGAGGGCGCTCACGCCGACAGCCTCCTGGTCATCTTCGACGAGTCGAAGAGCATCGTCGCCGAGACCTTCAACGCCATTGAGGGCGCCTTCTCCGGCACCGGCGAGGTCTTCGCCATGGCGCTGTCGACCCCCGGGCCTCCCGGTGGCCGCTTCTACGACATCCACGCAAGGAAGCCCGGCTACGAGGACTGGTTCGCTCGGCACGTCACCCTGGCGGACGCCATGGCGGCCGGCCGCATCTCTCAGTCCTGGGCCGACCAGCGCAAGCTGCAATGGGGCGAGCACAGCGCGCTCTACCAGAACCGCGTCCTCGGAGAGTTCTACTCCGGCGACGAGGACAGCGTCATCCCTCTCAGCTGGATCGAGGCGGCCAACGACCGCTGGCTCGACTGGGACGCGCTCGGCAAGCCCGACCGCGGCCGGCCTCACACCGTGGGCGTCGACGTCGCTCGCAGTGGCTCCGACAAGACCTGCCTGGCCATGCGGCAGGGCGAGGTCATCAGCGAGATCCGCGCTTACTCGATCAACGACACCATGGCGACTGTCGGTCACGTCAAGGGCATCCTCGACAACGACCCGAACTGCACCGCGATCGTGGACGTCATCGGCATCGGTGCCGGCGTCGTCGACCGGCTTCGCGAGATGGGCGCCAAGTGCCAGGCCTTCAACGCGGCCAACAGCAGCAAGCGCCGCGACAAGACCGGTGAGCTCGGCTTCATCAACGTTCGCGCCGCGGCCTGGTGGAACCTTCGAGAGCTGCTCGACCCGGCCGCTGGCTCCGACCTCTGCCTGCCGATCGATGACGAGCTGCTGGGAGACCTCACCGCGCCCAGCGCCGCTGAGGTCGTCTCCGGTGGCAAGCTGAAGATCGAGTCCAAGGACAACATCCGCAAGCGCCTCGGCCGATCGACCGACCGTGGCGACGCCGTTGTGCAGGCCTTCTGGACCCAGGCCGGCGACTGGCACGACGCATACGGCACCAGGATGTGCGGCAGTTGCAACGGCGGCTTCATGGCAGTGATCGATGGCCGGCCGCGCACTCAGTGCCCGCACTGCCACACGGTTCTTCCCGACCCGGAGATGATCGAGTGACCATGAACAGCTACACCGTGACGATCTTCCCACCGGTTGGTGGGCCATCACGCCTTCAGGTCGACGCCAAGGCGTACGTCATCGAGGGCGAGTTCGTCACCTTCACCGACGATCTCGACCAGGGAGTGCTCAGCATTCCCATCGAGATCAGCCCGATCATTCAGCGTGATGCTGCTGGAGCGACGCCATGAACGATGACGACGAGATCAACGTCGAGCACGATGCTCAGGTCAGCGACCCTCTCAGTGAGATCGGTCAGATGACTCAGCTCGAGATGAGCTTCACCGCCAGTCACGAGGCCTTCGCGGCGGCGATGACGAGCGGCTTCACCAGGCTCGAGGCGCTGTACCTGGTGGCGTGCATGCTCAGTGGTGGTCCTCAGCTTCCTCGCAGCATGGAGAGCTGATGAGCGCTACCGCCGCACCTCATGAGCAGGCCGAGCAGCCGTTCGTGGGCGCACCGATCAAGCTGCCGCGCATCCTGCTCTGCCATGCCACGCCGCGCTTCTGTGGCCGGCACTGGGTCGCTAACACCTGGACCCAGCTCGCCGACCTGGTTGAGCAGCGCAAGACGCATGAGGCGCTTTGCGCCAACGTCACCCGGCTCGCCGGTCTTATCTAAGGGGAAGGGAGCTGCATGGCGGTACCTCTCCCCTGGGCCACCTCAACGCCGGCCGGCTCCCAGTGGGCCACCACGTTCACCCTTCAGAACGC